TTATCAATGAAACGGTTCTCTAACCAAACAGCAGCACCAGCAGTGTTATATACGCATACCCAGTAACGGTCATCAGGGACGTTGTACCATACTGAGCCAATCGCATATCCATCATTGATGTCATCGCCTACGCCGGGATTGATAGAGGCTGCGTAGTTATTCTTACCGCCCAAGCCTCCATGTACCGCAGGAAGGTATCCTGTGACAGACGTAGTCAGATCGATCTTAGGACCGTTGCCTGTAGACCCATCGTGTGCGTGTCCAGTGGAGCCGTGAAATGCGTCCGCTAGTTCGTTGAATTCAGCATTAAGCGGTGGAGCCGTGATGTTCTCGCCGTTAATAATCGAAGCTGTGGACTGCCGGGTATACCCTGCCATTATCTTCTCCCTGATTGCGTATATTCAATGACGAGGCCTTGGATCGAATACGGATCGAACTGCCCGACTGTCACGAATGTTATTCTGACAGAGAAGCCGCTGCCCTCTACTGTCGTAATGATGATGGGTTTGTCAGAACCACCGTACTGGAGTCCCGGTGCGCCAAAGGTTACGTTTTGGCCTCGATACTGCACTGGACGACCAGTAAGCTCTTCCACGTATGTACGTGGGTTATAACTGTCCTTTGAGAACCAGTCGTAGGTTAGACCTACGTTCATCTCTAGTGGACCTTCCGCACGAACGAATGTGTTAATTCTACGGATATGTTTTCGTACGTCTGTCTCACCCATGTCATAGAATGGTGTGGAATACACAGCGACGATGTCTTCTCCTGCGAAGTTTGTACCACGCTCTTGCTGATAGACCTTACCGTTATAATCGCCATGAAGAACAATCTCGGCACCGTCTACGAAGTCAGATGCAGCACAGTTTGCTCGTATGCCCAGTAATTCACCAAACTCCCAGCCTAGCTGCTGGTCCGCTGTACGAAGTCCGCCTACAATACCGAACGATTCAGGTGCTGTAGTTTCGTCGCCACTTACAAGATACCGTAGCTGTGATTTGGTACGAACGACAACGCCCACTAGATCGTCTAAGTCGTAGTTATCGCCCAAGGTAGACAACAGCGTCTGAATGGATTTAGAGATGGTTTCAATCTCAACGTCACCCACACGAGATGTACCAGCCACAGGACGGACACCATCTGGTGCTAAGAATGCTAAGTCGCCACCGATCTCAACAACACTATCTCGGGCAACACAGCCCATGTTGGCTGTTACTGGCTCGATCTTAAATATCAGGTCATTATCCGCAATGAACTTCTTGATCTGGTTCTTACCGAAGATAAACAAGTCCTTTCGGAAAGGTGCGATCTGTACAACGTCAAAGCCTACACGAAGGACGTTAGAGTTAGTGGCTGCGGTGAAGTTGAATTCATCTTGTGTGTCAGAGAACGCCACAGCGTCTGGTTCAACCTGATCTCCTGCCAAAAACAGATAACCCTCAAAAGCATTGACTAGCTCTGGTTTATCTGGAGCATTAACGCCGCCGGGATCTGATGATGTACCTGCACCCGTGGGTGATATGTACTGCCATGTAAGCCCATCAAACAACACAGCGTTGTTGATGCCGTCTACAAAACAAATCTTACTGCCAGTACCAAAGTTGAACTTAGCTGATCTAATTCGTTTGATTGTACGATCTGCAGCAGCCGTGTCGGTGTTGTGTATAAGACCAGTTGAATATTTTGACCAACTTCCTGCAGCAGTAGCTCGATAGAAGGAGTATTGTTGGTTATCGATAACAACGACATCATCCTGTACTGGTGCTGTGGTAAAGCTGATTGTGTTACCTACCAGCGTATACGCAGAGGACAACTGAATGACACCATTGACCTTAACAATATAGTTGCTGGTGTTTGTAACTGTAAGGGTACGTCCGTTATCGTCTGCACCGCTGAAGTTACTCTGAGAAGCCGCTGTTACAGTGAATGTATATACACGATCCTTACGGGCAGCGATGATCTCAGAAGCACTGGTATTATCGTTGTAGAAGATGTCGATACCCAATACTGGGCCTTCAGCATCATCTCCGCCTACTGTCTCATCATTACCGTAGTTAGTGAACCCATCAACACGACGATAGCCGCCAAACAATGACGGCTCGTAGTTAACAAGGCGTGTAGCTACTCCCGGCTGCTCTTCGCTAAGAGCTAGGTGGTTTTGTGTAGCATTGAGACCGCCTACCGATAACACCTTAAAGGATTGTATATTATCTGGCATCAGAAGTTAACCCGAGTATCCCTTATGCTCTCATACTTGTTGATCAGAACTGTCTGCATCTCTTTGATGCCGAGCATGAACTGGGCCATAGCAATGTTAGCAGCCTCGGGATTATCCCTGAACATGTACATGTGATATAGGCCACCATCGATGATCACATGGTCATAAATAGTAGGAACCCGAGTTTCATCCCCGGGCTGTGTGACGTTCGAGTGTGTGATGAAGTATCGGAACTTCAGTGTATATGGTTTGTCGGGTGAAGGGCTTACGCCATACCCGTTACCGTGAGACGGGAAAACATACTGTGGTACGCCTACGCCTTCTGAACCAGAATCCTGATCAACAGAACGAAGACGGTTATACCAGAAGTCACGTTCAACAAACTTCAGAGCAGTAGTGTTAATGCCGTTGGCTGGATCGTTGACTAGCTGGAATGAATTCCACTCTGCGGTTTTGAAGAAGTCAGGCCAGCTATATTCTTCACGACCTGCTTGTAAAACTTGTGTGTGTTCAGCAGCGTTGAAAGGCCACTCGAACTCTGCGGAGTTAATCTTGGCGATGGTTGCCTTGATTGCATCCTTGGCTAATGCCTGTACACCACGAGCATCGACAAAGTCCGCTGAAGCAAGTTCAACTTCGTTCAAACGACGTAACAGTGTATTGGTAAGATCGATAAACGTAGTAGGCATTTGGCACCTTAATCAAAGTGTATGAGAGGCCCGAAGGCCTCCCACAAAGTATTACTATGCTACGTTGTAGTTAGCAGTGAAGATCGCCTCGGGGCGAAGTACCTTCCGGCCATACAATTGCATACCACGGACGATGTCCGAGAATGTGTCTGGTGAACGGAAAGTTTCAGTCTTGTTCAACTGTTGCGCTGACGCAATCGCTGAATCGTGACCTGCTACGATAACACCGAAGTTATCTTCAGAACCAGCAGACGCTGTTGTGTCTGGGCCTGTACCAACGTATGGCAGGTTGTTTGATTTGTAGACACGGAATCCACGAACCAAGTTACCACCCATGCGACCATTGCGGATCTCATCGCCACCACCGAAATCACGATCAACGAATTTTGAATCTTCGTCCATCAAGAGTTCGATCATTACGGGGTCCAATACAACCCATCTCCCGTCTTGGTCTACGTTTGCTTGGTCCATCTTACGTGCGATACGGTTAAGAAGGGCCAAAGGTGAAGTGATAGCACCTGAGCCACCATTTGCCGCCATTGGGATCGATGTAACTTCTGCATCAACACCCAAGTCAGAACCACCGAAGTCAGTGATGTCTAGCTTGTTTGCTGCCAAAAGTTCGTCGTTGTCTGCGTTTGAATCGGCTTTTGTACCGTTCACAGTTGTACGACGTGCCCATGAACCTGCACCACCAGTCCAACCAGACAAGTAACCCAAAACTTCTGAGTCAAATGTGTCTGCTAGACGGTAAGCTGCACGGTCAGTAGCCAAATCCATGAAGTTCACATGGGAATGTGCGGCTTCGATATCATCGATGGCGAACTGGAAGTAGTTCGCTTGGTCAACGATCATGGTGAAGTCTGCGTCATCAAGATCTTGAGTAGTCAGCGTTGTGCCACGAGCGTATGTCGAGACTGTGATCTCCGGTTCTTTGATGATGCGGACCGAATCTCCGAACTGAGAAATCTCACCGGTGTAGTCGGTATTAGTAATATCTTCTACAACGGACGTCTTGCGAAATTCCTTCTGGACTTTCTGACTATAGATGACCGGGGAGAAGTTACCTTGGTTCAGGTTTGTATAACCCGATGCTTTTGCGAATGCCATTGTTGTGTCTCCTTATGAAATGGCAATGCCTCGAAAGGCAGGACAGATCAGAAGTGGACTCCAAGTGGCAGACTCCAAGTGGCAGTATGGGGATGAGGGTGCGTATATACATACGTGTATACGGGCCTCGCCACACTGGTAGACTATTCGTCATATATCTTCTGGGGGTTTTGATACGATCTGAGTAGCTTAAAAAGGGTCAGATCAGTATTTATTCGATGCTTTTGTTATACCACTATTTGGTGTTTTTTGCAACACTTAGCGATTAACGTGCAGCACCTGACATATCGTATTCGAATTCGCCACGCTTGATTGATTCAAGAATAGCTTCTTCGTTCTTCTCGTATTCGGCAGAACTCATTTTAGCCACTTGGCTTTCTTTAAAACGAGCACGACCACCGCCAGAAGGAGCGGCTCCACTTGTACGTCCTACAGAGGCTGCAGCACTCTGATTGTTACCACGCTTTGACAGGTCTGCCTTGAATAGATCAATGGCTCGTGCCGCTGCGTGTGGATCGTTAGTGTTCTTGTACAGTGCGTCCCGTACCCAAGCTGGCTGTACCTTAGCCCACTTATGGAATGCTGGGTTAGCACGAATCTTATCAAAGTCTGGATGCATCTGACGTAGAACGCTTTCTGCTTTACCACGATTAATCTCGCCTTCCAGCTTCTTCAGGCTCTGCATCTTCTTCTCACCCATCGCCAGAGCTTCTAGTGAACGCTTCTGTGCAATTGTGTCGATGATGTTTGCCACGTCGGGATACTTACGCACCCACTCCGCTACTTCCTTCTCGGACTTAGGAAAGCGGATCTGCTGTTTAGTTGCTGCTGCAAGCTGCTGTTTAGCTTCCTGCAATGCACGATCTTTTTCCGCCATCTGCATTTGTGTATGGCGGCGTAGATCACCGTATCGTTTCTGCCAACTTTCATCTTCTGATGACATTGCTTGAGGTGCAGGTTGTGTTTGCTGCTGCAACTCTTCTGAGTACGGTTTCTCTTCCGTACCGAGTTCATCTCGATACGCACCTTGGTATTTAGCCATTGGGGTTTCTCCTTGGGGGCCGAAAAGTAGCCGAGCCTAGCTCGGGGTTTGCGGGTAGCCCTTCCCACGCAAAGGGTTATCGGATGAAGGCAATCTTAGGAGTGGCTTTGAAGGCGTAGCTGATCATTGTAGCTTCGTCCTCTTCGTCATCCTCAAGAACCTCTTCTTCCGTATCCACCGTGGCGACTTCTACGTCATTGCCTTCCGGTGTTTCGTATTCCTCTTGTAACTCCCCTTGCCCTTCTTCGGCATAACCTTCCTCTGCCGATACCTCGGTGTCCTCACTATCTTCGCTATAGGATTCCTCGACTTCATGTAGCTGCCCCATCATATCCATAGACATGAGACCAGCTTTCGCTTCCATCATCATATCTTGTATGTGTTTAAGGCCGTGCCAACGTACAACGTCTGCAGGTAAGACGTATTCACCTTCAGACAGAAGTGCTGGAATATCGTCCGCTACCTCATCCTCAAATGATCCTACTGGTACAGGATTACCTGTCTCTTCATCCATGTCGTAATAGGAGCCGGGCATCATTCCTTCGCCACAAGATCCATCACATTCATCGCAGCCACAGGCCATTCCACCGTGGTATGCTTCCATCGCATCGTCGTTTTTGATTGCTTTCTGCACGGCTTCGCCTCTCGCTATTTCGTATTCGCTAAGTTCTCCATCGCCATTAAGGTCAGCCTTAGCTCTATCTAACCTAAATGCTTCGTCTGCCATGAACTGACCTTCGACAGACATAATTCCTTTTTCCGCTTCGGATGAATCTAAGAAACCACCTCGTGCGAGTTCTTCCTGACCGCCGCTGGCTGCTATTGCCCCAGCGCCACCCGCCGTAGCAAATAGCTGCAGTAAGGGTATCTCTTTGTTGAGGAGCATACGGAACACTTCCTCTTTAGGTTTGTTCAACCCTTGAGCTGTAACGTCGATACGCTCGTCCAATAGTCGTGCAACTGACTTCAGCTCTGATGCTAGGCCTGTACTATCGCCAGATCCAAACCATCCCATAGACTGTGCCTCGGCAGGTGACACGCCTAGCTTCTCGGCTGTCCTACGATAGATGTCGGAGAACACAGCATACTCTGTCTGCATCTTCGTGCCTTCGATCATCTGTGAACCCATAGTGTCATCGATCATTGTTGCAGGATTTAATGACAATGGGTCTGCTTGGTATTGTTTGCGGAACTTAGGCTTAATGTATTCGATTGGAATACTGCCGGGATCGATCTCGTTCATCGCATCTAGTGCACCACGAATGGCGTGTGTATCAACCGTAACCCCATCTAGGTTGCCGTAGACGTTCTCAGCGAACGTAGCTGGCTTTGGGTTAGTGTTGGGGTTAATGCCACCGTTCTGTGTGGCCTCGGTAAGCTGGCGGTGGATGCCGCTTTCCCCAATCATCATGGGGTAGCCTTTTTCATTGATACCGTCGCCACCCGGCCCAATCATGTCGTCTAGCTCGATGCCTAGATGACGCTTAGTCATAACTAATGTGGCGTTACGAATGTTCTGTGCAGTTTCAGTACGTGGGCTGGTAGCCGCATACGCATCTGCAAACTCTTTCATCCACTCGTATATCTCTTCCTTCGA